GCCTGGTCCCATCGGGCGAAATGTATATTCCGTATGGAGCCTGACCCGTATCGAAAGTGACGCCGGCATATATATCCGACAGATGGGCCGGATTCAGATCGGCCGCATCGATTGTCCCGCTCGCCAGGGCCGCTCCCGTAGGCAGGCCGGCCGAGGTCGCCTTGATCTCGACCGTTATCGTCCCTGTTATGCCGGCACCCTGGTTATCGAACAGCTCGAGCTCCACTCGCGAGATCTGGTGCGCGATATCGGGCGTGAATGTTTGTGCCAGTTTCTCCGAATAGCCAGTCTGGCCTATCGTATAGGAATCGTCCCCGCCCGTCTCGTGATGCTCGAACAGTTCCTCGGCCGGTGTCTCGCTCGAAGATGAAAAGCTGCTTGAATAACTCGAACTCGATATCACGTATGCGTAATTCCGCATGTCCTCTATCCGCCGGGCGGTTTCCTCGATATCGGCCGGCGGCTCGGACGGCACGATCTTCGTACCCGATACGCTCGGAACGAAATCGCGATACTGGATATCCGGATCCATATCATCTCCGGCGTATGTGCCATCGTTGTATTCGATTAAAGTTATCTTCTGCGCCATGCTTTACTTTTTGACAGGATACCTATGGCATAAATTAACAGGATACCTATGGCATAAATTTACATGGATTTTGTTTTTCATTTTACCCATTCGACTACGCTCAGGGCTTGCTTTTTACTTTTAACTTTTTACTTGTTACGCCCCGCTCGCCGAGCTGCTGCTGCTGGACGAAGAACTACTGGACGATGAGCTTGAAATTCCAAACAGGTAATCGTGCAGGCCGTCCAGCTTGGCATCGGTCTGGGTATTTACCCGCTGTTTTTCAATCAGGTCGCTTTTAGCCTCCGCCGCCTCGCCTCCCAGGTCCGCGGTGTAATAGTCCGGAATCTGGATATTCGGATCGCCGGAGTCGCCTGCGTAAATGCCCTCATCGTATTCGATTAAAGTTATTTTCAAACTCACAGATCACCGCCCTGGGTTATCCCCACTACCCTGAACTTTTTGATAATGTCCGCCGTCGGCCCGAACGCGTACAGGTCGTCTCTTTTCGGAGTCACCGTCCATGTATCGGTAATGGTCACCTCTGCTCCATCTACGCTCAAAACTGTATGAGTCTCGACCGTCTCGGCGCCGGTATCGGGATGATTGACTCGGACCGCTATCGTATCGGCGGCAGAAACGGCCGGTTCGACATCCAAAACGACCTTATTCGCCGCCGAGCTGCTTACTATCCGCCCGCCCAGCCGCCAGGGCTCGACCACCAGGACTATATCGCCCTTCTTGCAGGCAATAGCATCGATATCGGCCTCGAATGTCGGCATGTACTTCAGCAGGCGGTTCTTGGCCAGCTCGTAATAGATCGCCCGCCAGGCCTGCGTCGCCCGCGTGATCCCGAATCCTTCGATAGTCTTGGCCGCCGTGCTGTCAATCGCCGTATCGACGTGCAGCATCGGAGTCATCTGGTAATCGAGAGCCTCATCGAGATAATCAATTCCCAGTTCACCCGCCCGGTCATTCATGTCGATATAGTTTTTGCGATATGATCCGGGTTTGATATTGCCCGCACTGAAAAGCTGTACGGGATTGCCGGTGTAAGGCTTATCGACCAGAATCGTATAGTTGCGGCCGATCCTCATAACCTCGCATCGAGCCATCGCACAGACCTTATTGACCGCCGACCATACGGTTGTGCTCTCATCGAATACACCGTTGAAAATTATCCGCTTCTGCGTTCCGCCCTCGCCGTCGGAAATAAGATCGTCGAAATAGTCGGCCGCTTCGTACCATTCATCCAAGTAAGGCGTCAGCCTGGCAGGGTCGATGCCATCGTACCGCTCGATTGCGTATGGTGTAACGCCGCCATCGCCGCTTATGACCGGCCGGGTCAGAATGTCCCATATCACCCAGACAGGGTTATCCGACCATTGAAGCGCCCAGCTCGTCCCGTTATAGACATTAACTATCCGGCCCTTGCGAATGCAGCTTATCTGCAGCGAGCCTGAAAGGTCCTCCGTTGCCAGCGCCGAGACGCCCAGCAGCGATAAGCCCGGATATGTAAAGGCCGTATTGATCACCTCGCGAACCTGGCTCAGCCACAGATAACGGCTCTTGCGGTTGCTGTCCCATAGACGCCCGGCGTTCGTTTTGGTGACCCTTATATCGCATCGAGTGCCCTTGGTTATACTCACGGCGGCCCCGCCCGTGTATGTTCCTGATGATACATAGTTTTTCTGTTTCGGCTCCGTGCCGCAGGAAAGATTCTCGGCGGCCAGCGTGTACCAGTCATCCTCGCCGTGCTCTGATATTTCGATCTTTATAGCCACAACCTGGGTTTCCGTGCCGCCGTCCTTATGAACGTAATGGCCGGAATACTTTAAGGCGATTTCCAGCCAGTCGAAATCATTATCAGGCGTGGTCCACGTATAAGCACCGCCGCCGTCGGCGACATTGACGACCTCAATTGCCGGCTGGTATTCGCATTTGAGCGTTGAAAATATCGCGCTCTGAGACAGCGTCCCTTTTCGTTCGGCTGTCGTGACATCCTCGTAATTGTCCGCCGGCTGATTGTTGATGTATATCGTATCGGCAACGATCCCATAGTCTGGGCCCTCGCTGAACGCTATAAGGGCATAGAGCGTTTCATCGGACCCATCCGGGGCCCGCCATGCGGCGATGACATTGCCGAATTCTTTATTGGTTCCGTAGGACCGCGCTATCAGGGTCCCCTGCCTCTGGACGGTCGCAGGCGACCATGAATATGTGGACGATGATTCTATATTCGCATCGTCCGGCGAGCCGCCGATCGCCCGGATTAGATATGCAATACCGATTGATATTCCGACGGCTATTGCCGTCGATACCAGCATCGCCGTCACGCTCGCGTAACCCGCCGACGTTGCCACCCAGGAAGCGACCGCTATGATCCCGCCCACAACATCGCGAACGGCCGGGATAAGAACGATCTCATCGCCGGGGCGTAATGCGAGATCGTATTTTTCTTTTTCAACCGGATCGAGCCTGCACTGATTTACGTGGACAATCACCTCGGCCATGCCGGAAGCGTATTTATTAATGATATCGGACAGGTTCTGGCCGGTGAACTCGATATCATCGACGATTCGATCGGACAGATCGAAAGGATTGACGATCGAAATGACTTTAAGCCGGCCCATAAAACCCCTCCAGAAACAGCCGCCATACAGGATCGATAAGCGATGAAATATTACATCCCATCTTGCCAGTCGTATGGATAAAATTGCGGGCGTTCTCAAGCACGAAACCGACGTGCCATTTGATTCGACCGTCATCGTCGAAGATCCTGAAAAGAGCAATCGAGTAGGGCTGCGCCGCATCGAGCTTGCGGAAGTTGCTTTGTTTCTGACCGGCGATGAGAATGGTTTTCTGCTCATCGGTACCCGGCACATCGATATCCGGCAGCGCAATACCCGCACGCGCCGCGGCCGCCATGCAGATCCCCCAGCAGTCGAAATTGGCCGGGCCCCGCCCGCCGGCCTTGTAAGGCCTGCCAATCAGGTCCGAAACATCGATCCTGGCTTCTGGCTTCTGAATTCTGGATTCTGGCTCTATCATGCGAATCTCACCGTTTTACTCCTGAGCCCCGGCTGGCCGCCGAAGCGTGCCAGGTTGGATTTATTATCCTCACAGTCCTCCGGCGTCCCGTTACAAGATGATTCGGCGCCGCTGTAGTCGCACTCTGCGCCCTTGAAACGGCGAACGTACCGGCAGTACCCGCCGAAATACCTGCCGGAAGGAAAGCCCCTGCTCAGAGGGCTCGGGGCGCCTAAAACGAAGCTGATCCATTCCTCGCCCGCCGAGCAGCCGGTGACGATAAAATCCTCGCTCTTGGCCGACATGTCGATCGTCAAGAACTTCGAATTGACCGGCGTCCTGACGATATTGCATCCGATAAGGCCGTCGTAATCGTCGACGAACGGCAGCACATAGCTGACCAGGTCGGTATTGGTAATTTCAAGCGTGACATTACTCAGCCGACCGGGCTCGCTCTTGTCGAACGGGCCCATGTGGAAATTGCATTTATAATAAACCGTGCCGCGGTACGTGATATTTTGGATATTATCGACGAAATGAAGCGTGTCCTCGCCGTCGATATAAATATCCAGCAGCCACAGCCACGCCCCGTCGCTGGCGAGCTTGTTCTTTTCAATTGCTATCGATTTGTCGATTGATTCAGGCATCTTTACATTTTCGATTTACGATTGACGATTTACGATTGTTTTAACCACGTGTTTTAATTGCTTCTCTTATTTTAGCTCGGAGAGACAAGAGCTCTTCCAATGCTTCTTTAATAGGTATAAATTGCATATATAGTGATGGATTGGAAAAATCAGCCTTTACAATTTCCTTTTCTATCTGATCAATGGCCTGACTAATCTCCTCATCGCTTCTTGGCTTGCCCGACGTATCTATGAATTCCATGATTTACCTCGTGTTTTTTTTTAAAATTCGAATTTCTGTGACCTCTGTGCCCTCTGTGGCTGCCATTCTTTAATTTTAAATTGTCACGCTCCTTCACTGGATGAACTGACGGATGAGCTTGACGATGAGCTGCTGGATGACAGGCTGCTCGATGAACTGGATCCGGCGGCGCCGAACATTTCTATATCGGCGAAATATTTATCGATGCACTTCGGCTCCAATCCAAACTTGATCGGACCCGCCAGCCTCATTTTCCATACGACGGCCGTGAAATTATTGGTCCAGTTGAAAGTCACCGCGCCGATACAGATGCTGTCCTCGAAGGCCTCCAGCAGTACCTTATCGGCCGCCGAGATATGATGGTATGTGACATTATATAAAACCGGCACCGTCCCGGAGAATCTCGGCCGCGTACCGATCGCGCCGGAAACATAGTCGCTGCGAACAGTTGGATCAATCAGTTTGGTCTCGGTAAAGCCCCTGTGAGATACCGCACGCGTTAATGTAGGAAAAGATGCCATGATTATCTCTTCATCAATTTACTCAGACTGCCGCCTTCGCTGATATTTTTCGCCACTAATGAAACAACCCATTTCTCGCCGTCGAACTGCGGCTGACCATCCTGCTCGATTGGCTTGCCCGTATTGTTATTTATTATCACGCTCGGCGCCGCCGATCCGCCGCGGCTAAACGGCGACCGGACAATCTGGCCCGCCGGCGCTATCAATTCATCATTGCGAATAACCGCAACCTGCTCGTTACTGTCGAGACCCCGGCCACCGTGGAAGCTCGGCACACCGGCCGGGACCCAGCCGGAATGACGGGTCGGTACGGGATTTGTTTGCAGGCCGTAAGGATTGCTCGGCGTAAACGCCTGGCCGCCGGCCCCGACGGCAACGCCCTGACTGAACAAACTGCCGAGCGCACCGCTCAGACCACTCATCAACGGAGAGATCGCCGCGGCCATCATCGCCCGAGATGCCATATCGCCCAGCATCTGAATGAACGAGTCGCGGATCGAGCCGAATACATCGACCATGAACGATTTGAAATTCGATCCTTCCTGCTGCAAATTGACAAACGCCGACGACAGTCCCGACTCGATACTCCTGGAGGCCTCGGCGAATTTGTCCGAAATGTAAAGTGCCGTATGCTGCATATCCTCCTCCAGCTCGGCTGTATATATCTTCATCCCACCTATTCTCGACGACTGGATCGACAGGATCTCATCGTTCAGAAGTTTCTCGGCCTCGGCGACACCCGCCAGCGTATCCGCGTGCTCGGCCATGTACGCCTTAAGATTCGCGATCTTCTCGTTCCGTGTCATGTAATCGAGCGCCCGGATCGAAGCCAGCTTCTCGCGGGTATCGGCAACGATCTGTGTGTTGGTCCGTTCGGATATGGCGGCCTGGCCGGTATATGTGGCAACGTCGATGTTTTGCCTTAGCGAAGGCGCCTTGATTTCCGCTTTGGCCCGCTCGGGCGGTATATCCATCTGTGCGGGCGGCGGTTTCTCCGGCGTATAGCCGTTCAATCCGATCCCTTTGTATTCGCTGAAGTCCAGGCCGAAGCCGCTGGCCGTGGCATTATCGGGACTGGATTTTCCCGATGGTTTCGGGGCGGCCTGTAGTGCGCGGTACGCCAGAAAGATCGGCAGGACATCCTTGATCAACCCGGCGCCCTCGACAACATCTTTCGCCCAGCGGATAATCGCCGATCGATTCTCCTCCATAGCTTTAGTCAGGCCCCCTATTGCTGACGTAGTAATGGGCGATGTAACCTCGCCCAGCATGATCTTAAAATTGCTCCATCGCTGCGTGGATTGCTCAATCGAAAAACTGTCGGTCACCGCGGCCTTGGCGAAGTTCGTCTGCATCCGCCCGGCAGAATCGAGATTCAGCGCGTAATCCCGGGCCAGGCCGCCGGCGTTTTTGAGCATACCCGCAAAGCCGGCCACGCCCCGCATCGACGGCATGAGGACTTCGAGGTGGCGGGCCTGGGCCTTGGAAAGTTTCTCCATTATCGTTATCAGGCCGCGACCCTGTATGGACGTCTCATCCAGTTCGAACCCAAGTTCTTTCGCAACGTCCCTGGCCGCCTGGGTCGGATACTTGAACTGATTGAATACATTCTTTAGCGCCGTGACGGCCTCATCAGCCGTCAGGCCCGACCTGGTCATCGCCGCGATGGATGCCCCGACCGCCTCAAAATCGACCTTAAGGAACGAGGCCAGGCCGAGCACCTTGCCTATCGATTCGGCAAAATCGTTAAAGGTCATAATGCCCTGCTTGACCGAACCGTGCATGATATCGTTGATCCGCGTCACTTCCGAAGCGGCCATGCCGTACGCCATCATCACCCTCGCCGACGCCTTGGTAGTTACGGCCGCATCGGTGAAACCGCCCTTTGCCGAGCGAACCGTCACATCGAGAAACTTCATTGCCTCGGCCGGTGCGATCGTTGCCGAGAGAATATCGAACATCGCATCGGTCAGCGCCGTCTTGGACTCGCCGTATGCCGCCGACATCTTCATCAACTCTTTGCGGTACGTCGGCAAATAGTGCATAGTCGCCGCGTCGAGCTGCGTGGATATCTTGGCCAGTCCGGTCTCGAAGCCGCCGAACTCCTGTCGCGAGGACCGTAACACATTGCCGAGCATATAAAACCCGCCGCCGACGCCTGCCATTCTCAGAAGGTTACTGCCGAGCCTTTGGACGCTCCGGCCGGTCATCGTGAGATTGCCGTTAAAAGAGTTGATCCCCGCCCGCGACTTGTCGCGTGCGATGAACTCCAAACCGACCTGGGTCAATAGACTCATTTATGATTTCCGATTTACTATTTACTATTTACTTCTGCGGTTGAATATTTCTTCGATATCATCATCCGCCTGCTCATCCGGCGGCTCGGAGAAATCGAACTCTTTCAGGATGTCCTTTACCTTACCGCCCCGCATCGCCTGGCAGATTTTGGCCGCCCGGTAGTCATCACGTTTCTGGCCCCACGGGTCGATCTGTTCGAGTACCTCCAGTTGCCTTTCTTCGAAGGCACTGAGCCGCTGCTTGACTTCGGCTACCGACCAGCCTCTGGCTTCGGCGA